TATTGATCGCACTTTTGTGGTTGCTGCGGTTGATGGTACAAGCACAGTTGCTTATGCGTTTAATGGTCGTGTTTCTGAATTTCAGATTCAAAGTGATCCCGGCGCAGAAGCTAAATGCGTGTTCACAATACATCCTCGTGGCAATCAATACGGATGGTCTAATACCTAAAACAATGCCCCTTCGGGGGCTTTTTTACATTAAAATATATGACAACAAATATACAATCAAGCAATGATTTATTAGGTTATTTATTAGAGCAATCATTAACTGCGCCTAAAAGTTGGTTCGGTTTCCCACAACAAAAGCTGACAGGTATTGCACTGGCTCATTCCATTGCTGCCAATCACGCTGACAAGATGTCACCACAAGAAATAGTCGATTATGTAGTACGACTAAACAATGAAATTTATACAGGTATCATTAAAAAAGGATAAGACATGAAACTATCAGAATCCCTAAAAATTAATACTGAAAACATAAGAATTCGTGACTTTATGATGGCAGGTCAAAAGCTGCGGGTGCGTGTTCCGCTTGCTTCAGAATTTAATGAAATGAATGAGCGCATTAAAAATGCTGAATGGAAAAGCCATTACGATAAATTATGTGCGCCTTTGCTAGAAAAAAAAGAAACTTTAGAAGGTGAAAGTTTTAAGTTTTTGGATGATGATGTAATTATTAACGACAAATCAATGAAAGAAATGGCGCAACTAACTGCCCAAACAAATTCAAGAATTGTTGAAATGTTTAAATTATTAGTGCCTGTAATTGAAGGCGCAGATATGTCAAATTTAACTTACGAGGAAATTGAAAATGAATTTCCTTTTTCGGTTCAATTAGAAGTATCAAGAAAAATTGGTGAAGTAATTTCGCCTAATTACGAGGAAACAAGAAAAAACTAATTGGCTCATTGCGCTTGCAAGCTCGTGCATATATGTTGGCGCATGGAGCAAATCCAGACGCAATGAGCGAGGATGATTACAGGTTAGTAATGGTTGCAATAAATGATGGGTTTATTGGGAATAAGCAAGTATTGAATTCCATTGGTAGTTTAACTGCGGGTGTTTTTAATTATATTAGAGCGCAAAATCAGCAACCATATAAATTACAAAATGTAATTGGTTTGGCTTATGATTATATTTATGCGCCATTAACTGAAGAACAAAAACGAAATGATGTAAATAATAAATTACTTGCATTTATTTCAATGATGCCTGATTCACATAAGAACCTTACAAATGTCAAAAACTAGTTTTGTTGGATTTACTGAATTTCAATATTTGTTAGATCAAATGAACAAAGATTTTGGCGTTGCTGATGCTCGTAAAAATGTTTTAGTACCTGCCGCAAAAAAAGCTATGCAAATTGTATTGCAAGCGGCAAAAGATAATTTATACCCTAATCATGGTTTAGATACTGGACAACTTAAAAGAACCCTTACGG